GTCGCCCGACTCGACGTTCGAGACGAGCGATATTTCGACCTGGACGGACACCACCCTAACGTTCAATCCGTTCGATCGCGCAGCGCAGTTCTTAAGTATGTCCAAAAGGGAGGAAATTTCGTTGGCAATTGCGAGTGTACATCAAGCACTACCACTCGCTACGGAGCAATTATTGCTGAGTCCCGGGGGGTGGAAGACTTTCTGGAGCGAGTTGTTCAAGAGGATCCTCGAGGCGCTGCATATGGTTATGAGCGACTCCAGTACTTTGCAGAGGCACGATTCGGAAGAAGCACTCCTCTGTACGTTCCACCGGACGACACGTTTGTGGTCCCCAACGAGCTCGCGGACTGGAAGAGACTGAATCTTGAGGAAGAGGTATGGATCTATATTGCCACTAGCCTGCGGCGCCGGCACCCTAACCCTAACCCGCTGCTTTTATTCATGCCATATGTATCGCTGACCCTAACCCGCTGTGTTTACCCTAACCATTGGGGAAGGTAGTTGGACGCCCTCGAAGCTTGGTTCTCATCTCTCGAAGCCGATTTGGGAAGACCCGTTGGGCACGAAGCCTCGGTAGACATATGTACTTTTGCGGACAGTTTAACCTGGATGGATGGGACACCGATGCCAAGTACTGCGTCCTCGACGACATCGACATCACATTCTTCCCACACTACAAGTGTTTCCTTGGGTGCCAAGAGGAGTTCACCGTCACTGACAAATACCGCAAAAAGAAGACGGTGCGATTCGGCATCCCCACCATCTGGCTCGCCAACCCCGAAGCAGATATTCGAGACGTTCTTCCACGGGCTAGAGATTGGTTGACTGTCAATTGTGAGTTCGTGGTGCTAATGAATCCTTTATTCTAAAAGTCTCGGAAATAAACAGTAACAGTTGGAGTGTATGTCGCTGCAGTTGTCGCTGCTATTGGGTCCTGGCCATAGATCTGGACACTATAGTAGTAATTCTTGCCCTTAAGGAACGCGGCTGGTGAGGAAACTGCTGATTCAATGGACTCAAGCTCGACGATACGGTTGACAGGCATCCATATGTCGATAGTCTTGAAGACATCGGTTGTGGCAACACCGTAATTGACAAAGTTGAAGTACCACGCACGGATAGTGCTCACATAGTCGGTATTAACCACCGAAGAGGGGTTAAGGCCGGTGAACGGCCGTGTGGTTTCATCAAACATCGGGATGTTCTCCTCACCATTGCCCGACTGCGTCGGGTTGGTGATCGTTGTAGTTGTATTGCCATAGGTTATGCCCTCATTATTAGTAAGAGTGCCACCAGTCGTACAGTCGCACTTAGCAGCGCTAGAGAAGAACCTGACACACACAGTGAAGTTCTGAGAGATAGCGGCACCGGCTGTTATAAACGCACGGAGGCGATAGCCACGCAGATAAAAGGTATTTCCAACATAAGAAGCCTCAGTAGTACCAGAAGGCACCAGCTGAGAAGGGTTGTATAGACGAATAACAGGAGAAGTAGCATCGCCGAAGTTCAAAGTCTGTGAGATACCTCCGAACTTGATATGGTGCTTCTCCTTGTATCTAAGGATACCACGGAAGATCTTGGATCTAAGCGAACGACGGCCTTTGCGCCCTTTGCGACCACGACGGCCGCGACGTCTGCGTGAGGCGCCCATTCCTCCGGAACGCTTGCCTGAGTCTTTGAGTGAAAGTGCGGTTGGCACCACCTGGTCTCCTGTCGAATCGATTAGGTCGGCTGCCTCCTCTAGGAATCCACCGACTTCGGGAAGTCCGATTGACGTGGCGAGGTCTGCGGTTGCGTCTAAGCGGCGCCGTTTTTCTGCTGGAGTGTCGAAGGCGTACGGGTTGTATGTCCGTCCGCCACCTGCAAATCGTACCATCAAAAAACATTTCGATGGACCAATCAGCTATTTATACAATTTCATTTCCCCAAACATATAAAGCTCCCGCTTTCCGCTTTGCGGCAGGGTAATATTATCCTGCCGCCAGCTCCGCCTGCTTTATGCCATTCCGTTTCAATGCCAAGCGAGTTTTTCTCACGTATCCTCAGTGCGGCGAGCTCACCGCCGATGGACTACTCGCCTTCCTCAGGGACCAGCGTGGTGCTACCTGGTATTGTGTTGGCTTGGAGCAGCACGAGGATGGGAATAACCATCTTCACGCTTACGCTGAGTGGGTCGCCCGACTCGACGTTCGAGACGAGCGATATTTCGACCTGGACGGACACCACCCTAACGTTCAATCCGTTCGATCGCGCAGCGCAGTTCTTAAGTATGTCCAAAAGGGAGGAAATTTCG